TGGTCACTTCAAAAAGTCATCTGTTAGAAAAGTAAAGGAGAAATAAAAATGACACAAGAACAAATTAATTATATGAAAGAAAAACTGATTAACCTAAAAAAAAGAGACATAGCCGGAAAAATAACTATGGGAGAATATCTTACAGAGCTTCTTATGATTTCAAATGTTTATGTTCAAGAAGTAAATAAAGCTATTCTTCCATTAAGTGATGCTACAGAGCCTATTGCGGTTGCATCATTACTTTATCTGGCAAAAAGCATGAAAACACAAATGAGTGCAGAGACTATAGAAATAGCAGAAAGAATAGAAAAATTAATGGAATCATCTTTTTCAATGACACAAACAAGAAAAAAAGACGCTTATTAAAAGCGTCTTCCTTGCGAAAAAATCGCAAATGCATATTTCTAATCAAATTAAGTATACCATTATTTGCGATTTTTTTCAAGGGAACAGTACATGAAGAGGAAATATACAGATGACATAACAGATTTTACAGAACCATTTTGGGATAATCAGTGTCCGAAGTGCAAGAAACGATTTTGGTCAGTTTCTTTGGATTGCGTGTGTCCAAAATGTGGGAATCAGGAACTGTATATTTTGAATGAATCAAAACACTTAAAACATGATGAAAAAGAATTAGAAAAATATCACAGAAAGATAATGGAGGAAGAAAAATGAAAGTTATCACAGTTATGAATTATAAAGGAGGCGTAGGAAAAACAGCGACAGCTGTAAATCTTGCGTATAACTTAAGTGAAAAAGGACATAAAACTATGCTGATCGATTGTGATCCGCAGGGAAATGCAAGTTTCTTTTTTGGACGATATGATGAAACTAAAAAGAGTCTTACAGGAGTGCTTAGTAAGAAATATACGTTGAAAAGTGCAATTCGAAGGACCAAATACAAAGACTTAGATATTGTTCAGGCGGATAAGAATCTGGAATTCGTAGAAATATCAGGACCATTTGAACTAAAAGGCAATTTGATTGATCTGGAAGATTCTTATGAGTTTGTTATATGCGATTGCCACCCGACATTTGATTCTTATACAGAGCAGGCATTATATGCAGCAGATCTTTGTGTTGTTCCAGTCAAATTAGATCGAAATTCAATCAATGGATTGACATTTTTTGATGAACATTTTCAAGATGTATTGGACTATAACAGAAACTGCGAATACAAGATCCTGGTAACGATGTGGAGAAAAACAAAGGCAAACAAAGAGGGATTAATGGAACTATTAAGAAAAAACCAATATCCTATGTTTCAAAGCGTCATTAGAAATTCTACATCAGTAGATGCATCTACATACAAAAGAAAACCTTTAAAAAAATGTGCAAGTAGAAGTAATGCGTGCATGGACTACGAGAACTTTACCTCTGAAATAATTGAGGAGGTGTCAAAATGAATGTAAATGAGATTTTGAAAGATATTGGACAGAAGCAGCCTGAGAAGAAAAAGAAGACTGCTCCAAGAATACAAATGATACACTACACAAAGCTACGTCCAAATCCATCAAATTTTTATGAAACTGATGGAATTGAGAAATTAGCCGCAGCAATTAGAGTTGCAGGCGAAATTAAAAATCCTTTAAGAGTCAGGAAGATTGATGTTGATGAGTATGAGGTGAATGAGGGCCATAGAAGAAGACTTGCAATGATCTATAACGTTGAAGAACTTGGTTTGAAAGAGTTCGAGTTTTTGCCCTGCATTGTTGAGGACACAACGACAACAGTTGGAAAACTTAATTTGATCTTAAGCAATTCAACGCAGCGTGAGCGCACAGAATATGAAAAAATGCAGGAGATTGAAAAACTGCGTACCCTATTAGATCAGTACGCAAAAGAGAATGAAAAGAAGATCTCAGCAGTAGATATGAGAAAGCTGATCGCAAATATTCTTGGAGTATCATCAACGAAAATTGCACAGCTTCAGAGCATTGATCGTAATCTTGTTCCAGAAGCAAAAGAAAAATTTGAAAAGGGTGAGATCCCGGTATCTGTTGCAACAGAAATGGCAGGACTACCAAAAAAAATGCAAAGAGATCTTGCTAATCACAAAGAAATTAAGCTATCTCGTGTGAAAGAAATTAAAGAAGATTCAAAAAAAGCATTGCAGCGTTCGGAAGAAAAGAAGAATCTGACGGAGAAAGATCTTGAAAATGTAACATTTACGTTTCAAGATGTAAAAACAACGCTTGGATATGCAAAGAAACAAATTATAAAAGTAAATACAGAAGATAAAGATGCAGCGATCCGTACAAAAGTCATGATAGAAGCATTGCAGAAGTATTTAAAAGATATGACGGAAAGGGTGGATTACGATGGCGAATAGAAGAATGTTTAATAAAAAACTAATTGATTCTGATATGTTTTTGGATTTACCATTGTCAGCTCAGGCTCTTTATTTTCATTTGGCAATGAGAGCCGATGATGATGGATTTATAGACAACGCAAACAGAATCCAGCGGATGATCGGAAGCAACAAAGATGATCTAAATATCTTGATTGCTAAATCATTTATATTAGTATTTAGCGAAACTGGTGTTATCGTGGTCAAACACTGGAGAATGCATAACTACATACAAAAAGACAGATATCACGAAACTGATCATAAACAAGAAAGAAGGTTGCTTGAAACTGATGAAAATGGAGCGTATGAGTTCCGAAAAAATAATTCGTTACAAGATGGATACAACATGGATACAGAATGTATCCCCAGTATAGGTAAGAGTAAGGTTAGTATAGGTAAGAGTAATAATAACATACTGCCGGAGCACTCCGGACAGCAGAAGCAGGAGAACGATAGTCAAGATTCCAAACAGCTCTATCAGGGGGCAAGAGAATATCATATGCCGTTAAAAGATGGCAGTGATTACGTGGTCACTGAGAACGACGTGAAAGAATTTGAACGACTCTATCCTGGTATTGACATTGATGCACAGATGCGAAAAGCACTTGCTTGGCTGACTAACAACAAACAAAAACAAAAAACAAAACGTGGCATGCCACGATTCCTGAACGGATGGATTAATAGAGCATATGAGCAATTTGTTGAAGAACCTAAGGCACGAGCTAATGCTCCTAAGCCACAGATACAGCACAATTTCACACAGAGAGATTACGACTTTGATGATCTGGAGCAGCAATTACTGAGAAAGCAGCAGGAGGGAATGTGATGGCAAAGAAAAGACAATATGCAAACTCAAATCCAGTAAGGTTGAATCCAGTAAGTTTTGAGATGATTGAAGAAAAACTGAAAAAGATAAAGCCTGGAAGAAAGATAACGATTTTTGTACCAAGAAAATTGACACAAGACAACAAAGATCGGTACAGAGTAGTGAAAGGCGAAGTCGCTGCGATCTACAGCAAGATGGTTTATGTTTGTGTTAAAGCAGGAAGAAGTGTTTACAACGAATGTTTCTTGAAAACAGATTTGTATCGATGGCAGTTTAACGTGAAATAAACGAAAAAAGAGACAAGAACTTACGAGAAGTCCAATGCCTCAGAACAAGTATAACACATTCAGGAGGTATTGAACATTGGAAAATGAATTTGAAAAGGCAAAAAAATTTTTGAAAAAGATCAGATGGATCGATAATGAAATTGATGCACTGATTGAAGACAAGAAAAGCTATATGGACCTTGCAACAAAACGGACAAGCACCTGGGATGGATGTGGCGTACATAATTCAGGTTGTAAGGACCAAATGGCAGAAGTGACTGCAAAGATTGTCGACATTGAGAATGAGATCTGTGCAAAGATTGACAGATTGCTGGATTACAAAAAGAAAGTATCGAAAGTGATTGAGCAGATCGAGGACAAAGAGTGTCAAAAGATTCTTGTGTTAAAATTTGCAAGATATATGCCGATGGTTGATATTGCAGACAAAATGAATATGGATCGAAGTACGGTTTATCGAAAGTATAACAAAGCAATTAAAGCAGTACAGGAGATTTTGTCAGAGTCTGACAAAGAAAAACAGTGATGAAGAATGATCTGACGGCTTAGATCTCTGCCTGATATAACATGTAAATTATTTGTTGTTCTACCAATCGGTGCTATATGTTGGATTCGGGCAGAGATCCAAGCCGTCAGGCTTGACACTGGATGTTTTATATACCACACGAGACAATTAAATAAAGATCCAGTCGCAATATAACTCATAAGAGACGCAAAAACTAATGCAGGAAATGCCCGGCTTCGGTCGGGCAGAAAGGAGAAAGAATCGTGTACGAGGAATCGACAGTAACTGAAAAGTTAACAGGAGTTATCAAAGAAAGTTCTATCACTGAAATTTTAGAGAAAGTAAAGAGTGATATGTGTGATAAATATTGTAAATATCCAGAAATCGTAAAGAATCAAGAAGAGTTATATGATCAGGACGGACCATGTAATAGATGTCCGTTAAATAGATTATAAAATGCGTATTAAACACGTACAAAAAAGTGTTGACATATACGCATTTAATACGTATAATTTAAGCATAGCAGTTCATTACAATTTAATAAAGAAGGAGAGATCTTTATGAAACGAAAAGATTTAGTGAAACTCCTTGAAAAAAATGGATGGTATTTAAAAAGGAATGGTGGAAACCATGATTTATATACCGATGGTGAGAGAACGGAACCAATTCCAAGACATCCAGAAATCAAGGAGCGATTAGCAAAATCAATTATCAAGAAACTGGGGCTTTAGCCCCGGTCTTGGTAGGTTCATAAAGAGTTAGTTATTAAAAAATCAAGGAAACCAAACCAACACACAGTCAACTAAAGGAGGAGCAATACCATGGAAAGGAAAGTAGCGTATCCGATTATTTTAAAACCGGATGAAGAAGGGTATTATGTAGAAATCCCTGATTTTGATATCGCTACAGAAGGCGATACAATAGCAGAAGCTATGGAAATGGCTAGAGATGCTATTGGATTAATGGGGATTGATATGGAGGATGAAGGAAGACATCTTCCAGAGCCAAATTCAAAAGAACAGAATGTAGAAGCAGGAGATACAGTAACACTTGTAGATGTAGACTTTGTAGAGTACAGAAAAAAAGTAGATAATAAAGCAGTTAAGAAAAATTGTACAATTCCGTACTGGATGAGTGTGGAAGCTGATAAAGCTGGAATTAACTACTCGCGAGTATTACAGGATGCAATTTCTAATATACTTGGAATTGCAAAAACAACGAAATGCTAATTAAATATTAAAAAACATAAGGAAACAAGAACGTAAGCAGTACGGCAGCAGATCTTGTTTCCTTTTTGTTTTGGTAAAAAATTGTTAGAGAGATTAATTTGAGATCTAAGAAGTTTATTTTTTAAGAACTTTTTTTAAAGAGTATTGACATAGTGTGCACACTATGATATTATATAAACATGGAAGGAGGAAAAGCTAATGAAAAAGAAACAAAAGAAAAAGCTTGCAAAGCTGGTCATTAAAGCAATAACAGCACTCGCCATGCTAATAGCAGCAATTGCCCAGCTAATACAAGCACTCAACTAATAACATTAGTTGAAATAACAGAGGAAAGGGAGAGAAATCTCCCGATCCTTTGTAACAATAGTATAACACACATTAGCTTAAAAGAAAAATGAAGAAGATAACATTTTACGACATGGTACTACTGTTTGCGATCGTGCTACAGTTTGGAGAGAGAAGTATTTACACAAGTTTGATATTATTGTTTGCATCAATACTTGAACTGATTGACGTACTTCCGAAGATTGTGAGGTTGATAAGACATGGAAAGTAAAGCGAATCCACAGACAAAGGCAAGTGCAAAGTGGAATAAAAAAGCAGGATACGTTGCCAAAAGTTACAAGTTAAAAAAAGATACAGTGGAAGCATTTGCGGAAGCATGTAAGAAAGCAGGAGTAAGTCAGGCTGGTCAATTGACAAAGATGATGAATGATTTTATTCAAAAAGTGGAAGAAAATTAAAAGATGCGACACTTTGCGACACTTACATGTGTTATTATGGCATTGTAAAGAAATGAATAAAGAGGAAAAAGCACATTGGACAGATTCTGATGTGCTTTTCTTATGCCTAAAAGAAGGTGAAAGAGATTGAACACTGTACAGCCTATAAGAGACATGAATACGGTTATGGACATTGCACGATATCTGAAACAGAATAACGAGCGGGATTATGTGATGTTCACAACCGGAATTTATTCAGGGTTGCGAGTGTCTGATATTCTGAAGCTTCGTGTCAAAGATGTTCGTGGAAAAGATTACATAGCCATGAGAGAGAAAAAGACAAAGAAAGAGAAGCGTTTTATCATCAATAAAAATCTGAAAAAGATACTGGAAGCATGGACACGAGGGAAAGATGATCTTCAATATCTTCTTGAGAATCCAGCAACACATAGACCGATCAGCAGGCAAAGAGCTTGGGAAGTGATGAGGAATGCAGGAGAAGAGTTTGGAGTTTATAATCTAGGAACACACACCATGAGGAAAACATTTGGTTATCATATGTATCAGGCGAACCATGATGCGGTTATGCTTATGAAGTTATTTAATCATTCAGATATCCATGTAACACTTAGGTACATAGGAGTTGAACAAGATGAAACAGATCAAGCGATTTCAAAATTGGATTTTGGCGTTTGATTTTTCTTTTTTGTACAGAAAAGTTAACTCAAATTTGTTGTGTAAAGTTACATGACAAAAAATAAGGTGCATTTATTAAGAAAGAAAAAAACCTTTGCAAGTTTACAAAATTATAAGATATGTCAAGTCAAAGAGAAAAATAAAGCGGAATTAACTCAGCGGTTAGAGTGGTGATCTTATAAATCACTGGCGGTTGGTTCGACTCCAACATTCCGTATTCATCCAGGAGATGTAACAGTCAACTAAGGCAAATAGCCATACTTCATTTTTGTCAGAGTCTGACAAACTTCTGGATGTTATAACGTGGTAGTTGTTAGGAACAGGAGCATTAAAAAATATAAGAATGTTGCTTGGTCATTCTTTATCCTCCTTTCACAAAAATGTTTATTTATAGTTGCAGTCAATAAGTTAATTAATTGGTACATGGGCGCAGCTCCTTCAGGTTCGATTCCTGATACCACGGTTTTTGTCAGAGTCTGACAAAGTTATAAAGCAGAGTAGAGCAGTGGTAGCTTGTCAGCCTCCTTAGCTGAAGGACGGTGGTTCGATTCCATCCTCTGCAATTTAGAGAAAGGAAATAATGTATGTTGAAATCATGTCAGTATTGTGGTCGTATTCATCCGAAGAATTATGATTGCGGTCGCAAGCCGAAAAGAATTAAAAGAGATACAAAGGCTTATAGGTTTCATAGAACGCAGGCATGGCAGGATAAGAGTATAGAGATTAGAAGACGAGATCATTACTTATGTCAGTGCTGTATCAGACTCATGCATGGAACAATGAGAAAACATAACTATGATGATTTATCAGTCCATCATATTGTGCCGATTGCAGAAGACTATGAGCAGAGATTGGATGATGATAATCTGATTACTGTATGTGGTCATCACCATGAGATGGCAGAGTCAGGACAGATAGACAGAGAGGTACTGCATGAGATCGCAAAGGAACAGAATGAAAAGAGAGAGATGCAGGGCTGAGCGAGGGTGTTCCAAGGTATCCCCCCGGGATTAAAATTTTGAAAAAAGAAACGCCGTCCAGAC